TCTACCTGGTGATCGTGTAGTAGCTGACTGGGTTGTTACAATCATCAACGACGAAACATTCGACATCCGTAATGCTCTTGAAATGTGGTCAAACGCCATCAATTCACAGCAAGGCAACCTCGCAACCCGTGGTTCATCACCTTCTAACTACGTGTCACAGGCTATCGTTACACAGTTCGCTAAAGACGGTCGTGAGCTTCGCACATACCAGTTCAATAACATTTGGCCAATGGAAATTGCTCCAATCGATCTTAACTGGGAAACTACAGATACCATCGAAGAATTCCAGGTTACGTTCGCTGTTTCTGACGTTGAAGTCTACAGTGGTGTTACTGGAGACGGCGGCGGCATATAATCCAACAATAAGAAACTTACATTTAAATTCTAATGCTTCCTATAAATACCATAGGAAGCATTTTTATTTTAAGGATTGATTTATGGAGTTATTCGGATTCTCGATTACAGGAAAGAATAAGGAAGAGCCAGTAAAGTCTCCCATTACATTGGTTGATGACGAAGGCGCTCTACTTATTGAGAAGAATTATGTTCCTGGGGCTATGGAGGCTTACGGTGTAACTGCTTCTTTCGACCAGAACATCGCAAACGAAACACAGCTTATTACAAAGTACCGTGAAATCGCTCAAATCCCAGAGGTAGACGGTGCTATCGATGATATTATCAATGAGATGATGTCAGTCGAACAGAACAATGACATCGTGGACATCGATCTCGACGAACTCCAGTACTCAGAGGCCATCAAAGAAAAAATCTCTGCAGAATTCCAGAACATTCTCCGTCTCCTAGACTTTAACAACAACGCTTACGAGATCGCTAGACGTTGGTACGAAGACGGACGTCTCAACTATCAGGTCATCATCGACGAAAACAAATTCAAGACAGACGGTATCCGTGAGCTTCGTTACATCGACCCACGTACGATTAAGAAGATCAAGGAAATCAAAAACGAGCAGGGAAGAGCAAACGCTATTCTCAAGCAGATCACCAATGAATATTACATCTACAGTCCAGACGGTTTCAATACAGCTGCTTCTGCGTCTGTAAATGGTCAGAGCGTTCTAAAGCTGTCAGCCGATTCTGTCGTGTACGTGACTTCAGGTCTAATGAACCACAACAACACAATGGTTCTTTCTCACCTACATAAAACTCTACGTGCATTGAACCAGCTTCGTGCCCTTGAAGATGCACTCCTTATCTATAAGATTTCTCGTGCTCCAGAACGTCGCGTATTCTACATTGACGTTGGTAACCTTCCTAAGACGAAAGCTGAGCAGCACCTAAGAGACGTCGCGACAAAGTACAAGAACAAACTCGTTTACGACCAAGCGTCTGGAGAAATCAGAGACGATCGTAGACAGATGACAATGACTGAGGATTACTTCCTACCACGTCGTTCAGATGGTAAAGCCACTGAAATTACAACGCTTCCTGGTGGTCAAGGTCTAGGTTCTATTGACGAACTTCAGTACTTTCTCGATAAACTCTACCGTTCACTCAACGTTCCGATGACGCGTCTCGACTCAAGCGCTACCTTCCAGTTCGGTCGTGCCACAGAAATTTCTCGTGATGAGATCAAGTTCGCTAAATTCGTTGGTCGTATGCGTAAGAGATTTGCGGTTCTGTTCGTAAAACTGCTGAAGAGACAATTGACTCTTAAGAATATCATGTCTCCAGAAGAGTTCGACCGCATCAAAAATCTCATCTCATTTGAGTTCGCTGCTGACAACCTCTTCGCTCAGAACAAAGCTCTTGAAATCCTATCTGGTCAGCTCGACGTTCTCGACAAAATCGACAATGTCAAGGGTATCTATTTCTCTAAGGAATACATCCGTAGAACGGTTCTTAACCAGTCTCAAGAAGACATGGACCAGATTGACAAACAAATTGCAGTTGAAAAGAAAGCAGAGTACGAAGCTGATCACGCAATGGCTGTTATGAATGCAGCTGCCGACGTGGTTCCTGACATGCCAGAAGATCCTTTGGGAGCTCCACCTCCTCCAGGCAGAGACAAACCACTTAAAAACAAACCGACAAAAGCCTAAAGCTCATTCGGAATAAATATTTAAAAAATAGGAGATAATTATGTCAAGAGAAATCGTCGATTCAATCGCTAAGGGTGACGTTCTAGCCCTTAAAGCTGCATTCAATGAGAGCATTAAGCTAAAGGTCAAGGACGCTCTTGATGAAGCTCGTGCTGACTACATCCAAGAAGTTTTCACCAAGGATGATGACAAGGACGACAAGAAGGACGATAATAAGTCTGACGACACTAAGGATTCTGATGATGGCGACAAATCAGATAAAGATGACAAGAAGGACGACAAGAAAGTCCCAGCATTCCTAAAGAAAGACTAAGCCATGAAGAGCTTTTCAGATTTCTACAAAGAAGTCTACGAGCCAAACGCTGTAAATGATAAGCGATTCATCGACCTTCATAAAGTCGAAATTATCCCTGATCCTGAAGACGTTCCGGTCGTAGCAAATACAACGAAAGACCAGACTAAGAAGCCTGCAACAAAGGTAGAAGAGTCTCATCAGCAAATGCATACATCAAAGCATGATGAACTTCCTGTTGATAAGGAAAAGCTCGCATTTTTGAAGAAGACATTTGGTGATTTCCGTTCTGGTATGGGCAAACTTCACAAAGATGCTATGACACGTCAGGCTGTTAAAGAAGGCTATGACGACATTCCAGAACTTTGGTCTTCAAACGCTCAGGAAGTTTACGAAGAAATTGGTAAGCTAATCTCTGCTCATATTGATTACAACAACGATGAAGCCAACGAATCCTATGATGATGCCGTTGCTTCTACATCTGCTTATTACATGGATTGGAAGGGTCTAACTCGTCAGTTAGAAGACCTACGCGATCAGCTCCTAGGTTCACTACCTGTTGACGCAGAACTCGAAGAAGCGAAAAAGGAAAAATGGCAGGACCATCCTTTGTATAAAGGTCTTGATAATCCTAAAGAAGTGGACAAAATTCTTGATGGTGCTAAACCTTTAAGCTATAATGTTTACAACACTGGTGGAAAAGATCCTGTTACAGGGAGAGACACGCGCCATCCTCTAAATCATGGGACACACATCAAGGCTCATAAGACTAAAGATGCTGCCGATAAGCACGCTGAGAAACTCAATAAAATTAAAACAAAAGACGGTTCAACGTATCACGTTAAGCCAGATGGTTTCAAGTTTGAAGAAACATCTCTAGATGAAGCCTTTAAGCCTGGTAAAGTCAAGCTCTCAGATGGAACAGAATATGATCTGTCTAAGGACGACGCAAAACACCTAGGTGAAATGTTTAAGACAGCATCACCTGCAAGCCAAACAGCCATGACAGCCCGTGCTTCAAAGAGCAAGGCTGAGATGGAATCTATGATTAAATTCGCTAGGAACATCTAATGAAACTGCTATCAGAATTAACTGAGGACGTAAAGAACCTTGTAGAAGCAAATGAGAGTGGCGTAAAAAGCCACTACATTTCTGGTATCTTCATGCAAGGTGCTATTAAGAACCGCAATGGCCGCGTCTATCCAACCTCTATCCTAGAGAACGAAGTGAACCGCTATTCAAGCACTCACATCGCTAAGAACAGAGCAATGGGTGAACTCAACCATCCTTCTGGTCCAACGATCAACCTAGACCGCGTATCACACGTCATCAAGGAACTTCGCCGCGAAGGTGACAATTTCATTGGTAAGGCTAAGATTCTCGACACTCCTATGGGTATCGTTGCTAAGAACCTTATTGATGAAGGCATCCAACTTGGTGTTTCATCACGCGGTCTCGGCTCAGTTCGTTCTGTTGGCGGTATCAACGAAGTTCAGAATGACTTCCACCTTGCAACAGTCGACATCGTTGCAGATCCATCAGCTCACGAGGCTTTCGTTGAAGGTCTACATGAAGGTGCAGAATGGATCTGGGAAAACGGCGTATATCGTCAGCAGGTCTTGGAAGACATTAAGAAAGAAACTAATAAGAAAAGCCTCACAGAGAGTGAACTTCTTAACGCCTGGTCACGTTTCCTCGCTTCTTTCTAAATAACAAAAATTATAAATATTAAAAAGACAAAATAATTAGGAGAAATTATGAGCAAGAAACTTGAAGAAGCTAAGAGCACACATTCAGATTCTGAGTCAGCTGATTACGTAACACCAGCTGGTGGTGCAAATGCACATGCTAAGCGTCCACTAGACAAGAAGCAAGGCGATGCCGAAGCTGACGACTCAGTTGCTAAGAAAGAAAAAGTTACTGTTTCTCCTGCTGGCGCAATTCGTAAGGAAGACCTAGACATTCTATTCGTTGGTTCTGATCTTTCTGAAGATTTCCAGGAAAAAGCTTTCGCACTTTTTGAAGGTGCTATCTCAGCTAAGGAAAGTGCTATTCGTGCAGAACTTTCAGAAACTCTTGAAACAGAATACACTACAAAGCTAGAAGAAGCTACACAGACTCTCGCTGAACAGGTTGATGATTACCTTAACCTAGTCGTAGAAAAGTGGATTGCTGACAACCAACTAGCTGTAACAAACGGCATTAAGGGTGAAATCGCTGAGTCACTTATGACTGGTCTATTCAACCTAGTTGCTGAACACAACATCAATATTCCAGACGAAAAGACAGATATCGTTGAAGCTCTAACTGCTAAGGTTGCTGAACTCGAATCACACCTAGACGAAACTACTAAGGACGTAATTGCTCGTGACAAGCTCGTTGAGTCTTTCAAGCGTAAGGAAATCCTTGACGGTCTTACTGAAGACCTAGACGATGTATCAAAAGAGAAGTTCGCTTCCCTAATTGAGAACATTGCTTTTGGAGATGCTGATGCTTTCAAGAAAAAGGCAGAAGTTCTAAAGGAATCAGTTACTAAGGTTATCACCGCAAAGGAAGATATGCTTAGTGAAGAAGTTAAGGTAGTAGACGTAGCCGCTCCTGTTGACAGCCGTATGGCACAGTACATCAAAGCAGCTCGTTCAATGAGTTCAAATAACTAAAAATTATAAATAATAAAAAGACAAAAATACAACAAGGAGTTGAATTAACATGGCAACAGTTAGCCCAGACATCATCAAAAAGTGGCTTCCTCTTCTAGAAGACGAGTCTCTACCAGCAATTAAAGACGCAGAACGTAGAGCCGTAACAGCTCAGCTTCTTGAAAATACCGAAAAGGCTTATGAGTCTGGTGCTTTCGAACGCGTACAGCATCCACTTATGGAAGCTGCTCCAACTAACAACACCGGTGGTGTACAGAACTACGATCCAGTTCTTATCTCCCTAATCCGTCGTTCAGCTCCAAATCTTATCGCTTATGATATCTGCGGCGTACAGCCAATGTCTGGTCCAACTGGTCAGATCTTCGCAATGCGTGCACGTTATGCTAACCAAGCTGGTAACGAAGCCTTCTATCAGGAAGCTAACACTGCCTTCTCAACTATCCGTACTGGTACTGCTCTAGGTGGTGGTCAGACAGGTACAGTTCCAACAGGTGACTCAACAACTTACAACCGTGCTGGTACAATGTCAACAGCCCAGGCTGAAGCTCTAGGTACTGCTGGTAACTCAGCTTTCGCCGAAATGGCAATCAGCATTGAAAAGGTTAACGTGAACGTTGGTTCAAGAGCTCTAAAGGCTGAATACACCCACGAATTCGCACAGGACCTTAAGGCAATCCACGGTCTAGAAGCTGAAAAAGAACTATCAAACGTTCTTTCAACAGAACTAATCGCCGAAATCAACCGTGAAATCGTTGGTATGGTTTACCTTACAGCTGTTGCCGGTTCACAAGCTGGTACAACAACTGCTGGTACTTTCGATCTCGATACCGACTCAAACGGTCGTTGGATGGGTGAAAAGTT